CAAAAAGAACCGTGAAAATTCGGATATGGATTGGAAGGCTATTTTTGAATGCCTTGGTAAAATTCGCACAGAGCTTAAAGAGTTCTTTCCTTACCGTGTAATTGATATTGAAACTGCTGAGGCGGATGATATTATTGCTACATTGATTGCTAATCATCCTGCTTCTATCGAAAGCTTTATTGATGCGTCTGATGACGTATTAATTCTTTCTGGCGATAAGGACTTCATTCAGCTACATAAGCATTCATACGTTAAACAATATGATCCGGTACGCAAGAAGTGGATCACTCATGAAGACCCGAAGCGTTATCTAGCAGAGCATATTCTTAAGGGAGACAGCGGCGATGGCGTTCCTAACATACTTTCTCCTGACAATTGTTTTGTTATTGGGGAACGTCAGAAGCCGATGACTCAAAAGAAAATCGATGCGTTGATCGAGCTTGGTTTGGAAGGTAAATTTGATCATCAATATGCTCGTAATTACTACCGTAATAAACAGTTGATTGACCTAAGTATGATACCGAGTGAAGTAAAAGAAAAGATTCTAGAGTCATATGAGGCTCAGGCTAACAAGGGTCGAGATAAGATGTTCAACTATTTTATCTCAAACAAACTTAAAAATTTAATGGAACATTTAGGAGAATTTTAATGGGTATGCGAGTTGGTGTTGCTGAGTTCCTTGAAAAGGTCAGCAAGCTTAAGAAGAAAGAAGATAAGGTAGAAGCCTTGAGATCGAATGATAGCTATGTTATTCGTACTATCCTACAGGGCGCATTTGATCCACGTATTAAGTGGTTGATTCCTGAAGGTACACCTCCGTTCAAAGTTAATCAGCTTGTTGATCAGGAAAATGTATTGATCAAGGAAGCTCGCAAGCTTGTATATTTTGTTGATGGTGGTGGCAATAACTTAAAGCCATTGAAGCGCGAAACGATGTTTATCGAATTCCTTGAGTCACTCGCACCAGCTGATGCTATTATGATTTGTGCAATCAAAGAAAAGAAATTGCCTTGGAAGGGTATCACTGTTGATATTATCAACGAAGCCTATCCTAACTTTATTCCAGTAGAGGAGCCTGCAATCTAACATGCCTACTAAAAATAGATATTATCTCGAGGACAGAGATTATATTGATGGTGTCGACGTAGATGCCCGAAAGCAAAAAGATAAACGCAAGGAGAAGCGTTTTGAACGTGCACTAAAAACAAAAGATATATCAGCTTTGCTTGAAGACGAGGAAAGCGAATATGCCTATGATAGTATCTATGATGAAATGGCTGATGAAGATAGCTGGCCAGATGAACGTGAGGAATTTCGCTAATGCCAACTTATAGATTTATAAATAATGATACTGATGAGGAGTTTGAGGACTTTATGAGCATCTCAGCTCTTGAACAGTATCTAAAAGACAACCCTAACATCACTCAACTTGTTAGTGGTGCTCCGCTTATTCATTCTGGTAGGGGTCTGGGTAAGCCAGATCAAGGTTTCCGTGATCTACTAAAAGATATGAAGAAAGGCAATTCTAAAGGCTTTACTAGGAGTACGATTAACACACATTAGTAAGAAAGTATTTGATGAGCGAACAGAGACTGACTAGAAAACAAAGAAGACAAAGACAGAATCTCAAGCCAGAGGAACAAAATCCAAGACTAAATTTCAAATTAAAGCATGTTGAACCTTTAACTGAAAATCAAAAACTTACCTTTGAGTATTATGATAATGGAAAAAATCTTCTCCTCCACGGAATCGCAGGAACAGGCAAGTCGTTCCTTTCAATCTACCTATCCCTCAGAACAATCCTTAGTGAAGCAAGCAGATACAAAAAGCTCATTATTGTGCGTTCAGTGGTCCCAACGAGAGACATGGGATTCCTCCCAGGAAACAATAAAGAAAAAGCTAAAGTCTACGAAGCCCCATATCAAGCAATCTTCACTGAACTTTTTGAAAGAGGAGATGCTTATGAGTACCTTAAAAACAAAAACATGGTGGATTTCATTAGCACTTCTTTCATACGTGGCATTACTATCAACGATGCTATTATCGTTGTTGACGAGATAGCCAATATGACCCTACACGAACTCGATTCAGTTATCACTCGTGTTGGTAAAAATTGTAAGATTGTATTCTGTGGTGATTTTCGTCAGTCTGATTTTACAAAGGAACACGAACGCAATGGTTTGACGGACTTCATGCGAATTATAGAACGTATGAAGTCATTCTCATTCGTTGACTTTACAGAACAGGATATCGTTCGCTCATCAATGGTGAAAGAGTATATTATTATGAAAGATAGGTTGAAGATTGTCGCGTAAAATATTTGAACATTCGTTCTTTCCAAAAATCAAGTTGGAGAGGGTGAACATCGATGGTGCCCGACATTATGCTACACCCGATGGGAAAAAGTATAAGTCGGTCACCACTATCCTAAGTGAAAAGACAGACAAGACGCATTTGATTGAATGGCGCAAACGAGTTGGTGAAGCCAAAGCCAATCAAATATCAACTCAGGCTGCTAATCGCGGTACAGCCATTCATGATATTGCCGAACGATATCTACTGAATGAGACGAATTACCCAAAAGGCGTTATGCCAGCCAACATAGCAACCTTCAAAGCGTTACGCCCAATCATTGACGAAAACATTGGTATTGTATATGGGTTGGAACACTTTATGTACTCTGATGAGTTGAAGACGGCTGGTGCTACTGACTGTATCGCTGAATTCAATGGTGTGATGTCTATCATTGACTTCAAGACGTCAACCAAGCTCAAGAAGGAAGAGTGGATTGAAAACTATTTCCTACAGGCTACAGCCTATGCGCTTATGGCGGAAGAGCGCCATGGCGTACAGATACCACAAATCGTTATCCTGATCGCCGTAGATCACGAAGAACCTCAAGTGTTTGTAAAGCCCAAGTTAGAATATATTTCAAAGGTTCGTGAACTTTTCGCTTGACTTCTTTTAAAAACTACGGTAGAATAAGGGTTCAATTGGAGGTGCCCTTATGAAAATAAATAAAGCTCGCTCTATTATAAACCGTTTTAATGTAACTAAAGGAAAACCGAAGTATATTATAGGTTTCGATAAAATAGACGCGACTAGAAAGTGGGTTGAATATAGTTTAGACCTAGTTGAAATAAAGTCTCTAATGAAAAGTGAAGACTTTATTACTAGGTGTGAACTTGAAAATACTTTAAAAAAAGTTGAAAATAAAATAAATTGGATGTATAAACACCCTAATTTCAACTTGAACGAGGCTTCTCGCGAATTTAAACGGGCGAAAAAACTTTTAAACCTATAAACTTAGAATTGGACCTTAGCAATAGGGTCCAATTTTTTTTAAAAAAAATTATTGTCTAGCTACGATAGGTGGTTGACTTCTTTCTAAATCGGGCGTATACTATGTGTATGGTTGATAAGGAGAACGAAAATGTTTCTAGTTTATAAAAATAAAGTCGTCGTCGCCGTCGCCCTAAACGAAACTGAAGCTAGAGAATTAGCTTGCGAAAGCGAAGCTTCCGTCGGCGCTTCGTCTCGGGTGAAATATCGTATTGTAGAGGTCAAGTCTTCCGCTTTTCTTGAAGACGTACTTGACCGCGAGTTTAAGGTCGCCGTACCTTTTCACTCGCCTTTCTGAAAAAAAGTATTGTCTAGCTACGATTTGGGGTTGACTTCTTTTTAAAACAGGCGTATACTATGTGTATGGTTGGTTGAACAGGAGCACTAAAATGGACTACACGAACTTAACAATAGGCATTCAGTTAGCTATTGCTAACCTCAAGGACCAGGCGATCGCGCTTGGGTTCGATTTTCCGACCCAGGATATTGCTAAGGTAGAGCCGAAGGTACTTTACGACTTCTACCTCGAGCTAGAGAATTACATCGAAATTAATTCGAAATAATTTATTGTCTAGCTACGATTTGGGGTTGACTTGTTACTGAAACAGGCGTATACTAATAGCATGGTTGAGAAGGGGAATGGTCCCCGAAGTGAAAGAAGGAAGTTTATAATGGCTACTCAGTCCGGTCTCGCTAACGCTCTCTACACCTCTAACGCTAACATCACCCACGAGGAATTCGTCGCCGAGTTCCTTAAGGTTTTCCCCACCCAGACGGCGACCATTGCAGCGCTTTACTGGCAGAATCGCCCTCGTCGCGCTTCGTTCGGTCTTGGACCCGTCGCTCTCCCGGCGATCTATAAGGACTCTACCTCGTCTAAGGAGCCGAAAGCAGTAAAAGCAACGATCAAGCGTATGGCTAAGGAAGTCGTTTCTAAGGTTAAGCTTGAAAAGTCGGTTCGTTCGATTAACGCAGCTCACAAGGCTAAGGTTGAGTTGAACGTCGATGAAATTGCTAAGATCAAGGAAGCGAACCTTGCTCGGATGCGCGAAGTTTCTGCCAAGCTTAAGCCTAAGAATGTTCGCGACTACGGTACTCGCGTCGCTAACGCCGAAGGCGAAGGTGTGGCTGACTTTGATCCTACCCTCGCCCACGAGGAAGTTCAGGCTATCCTCCGTGACGAGCGTTTGATTGACGTTTGCCCTAAGTTCGTTCGTGAGGACATTTGATAAGTTCGGGTTCGGACCTACGGGTCCGTTCCTTTCAAGCTGATTACGGTCGGCTTCAACGGAACGGTTTCTAGGAGAATATGATGACTTCACTTGATGTACGGATGAACGAGGGTATTGATAGGCTTATTGCTCAGCTTGAGGCTATCAAAGCGCAGGAAGGCGGCTATAGCAAGAAAGTTACAGCTGTTGATAAAGTGGCTGAGGAAGCCAAGAACTACGCCGACTACTGGGACTACAAACTTACCGATTGGGCTAATGACTGAGGAGAATGCTGATGAATCCGGAAAAAGAAGCTTTGAAGGCGGTAGTGGAAATCTTGATTGGGCTTGGTAGCCTTATTGCAGGTATCACGTTGATCAGCTTGGGCGCCAACCTGTATATCGGTCTTGGCGTGTTCTTCCTGATTATGTACTACAACAGCACTCGTGGCGAAAAGTAACTTGACTTTGTAACAACTCTCCGCTATAATTAACTGTAGATTGAAAAGAGGAAGATGAAATGGCACACAATATCGAACACATCAACGGTAAGGCTCAAATGGCTTATGCGGGCGA